TTAGATCCTTAAGTTGCTTTCTTTTATCCGACATTAATAGTTTCTCCTAATTAATTTAGTTCATATATAAATATCAGATAGTGAAAATATCTAACGACTTGGTGGCGAACTAAACCCAGGTGGTCTCGAGTTAGATGAACCTTTGCCTTTAGACGCACGCCTTTGAGCCTCATTTTCTTTTTTCATTTGTTCTTCAAGCTCTTTCATGTAGAACCTTCTCATCCATATAGGTAGATTATATACGTCCGAGAACGAGAACCCACCACCTGAGTGGTATACAATTTGAAAGATTGTTTTATGAAGGGCAGGTCTATACGCCGGCCCCAGGCCAAAAAAAGTTGACACCGAGTGGCAGCTTCATTTGCTGCTCGTTTCCTGTTGCTTCACTAAAGTACCAAAATGTCATATCAACATCTGGTGAGATCTCTGTAATATGATCTCTAAATGCTTTTGAGTCTTGTGCTAAGAATTGATTCTTTACAAACTTGTTAACAGTAATTTCTGAATCATCACCATCAACTGCTACTACCATGTATCTTAACCTTGTAGTAAACTCTTGTCTTGGATCATCCTTCCTCTTACCTCTATTAGACTTTTTAAGATCAAGTCCAATCTTTACCTCATCTCCATGATTAAGTATTTTCCAAGTAAGCTTCTTCTTTGATACCGGTAATTCAAATTCAAACTTATTTATGCCTTCTTCAAATTTTGCATTATCTAAGCCATTCTTATGTTTAAGTTCTTGTAGGTCTACCTTTACCTTTTCTTTATCACCTGTCCATGGGTCAGAGATTTCAACCTCGTATTCTGCACCATAACCTAATATCCTTGCAGCTACCATAATTGCATTTTTGTCACCTAAAAGTAGCTTATGATAAGGGATGCTTCCAACAACTAATGCTTTTAGCAGCTTATCAATAACAACGCCTTGCTGAATTAAGTTTTGTGAGGTAAGAATATCTTCCTCCTTAGCTGTCATGTATTTTATCTCTACCTTACCTGATCTTAGTGGGTTGTCTTTTTCATATAATACTCCACCTGAGGGTAAGTCGATCATCTCTGTTGGGAAGTCATGCTTTAGCACACCTCCATCAGTTTCAAAATCTTGTACAAGTTGTTTTTTTAAGTCTTCGTTTCCAGTTTTGTTCTTTTTAGAACCTGGATAATCAGTGTCTAGATTGTCTACCATTGTAGTTCTCCTTTATTGTTTTTTAATAACCTTATATATAAATATAACTATAGAAAAAAAATGCCCCGATTAAGGGCATCTTTTTCTAATTTTGTTTTTTGTTAATCACCAATCTTAAGATAGTGGGTGATATAGGTTTGCGTCTGTTACTATTACTACTACTACAGCTTTCTTTCCATTTGTTAATGTTGGTTGGAATGATGTAGTCATTGATACTAATTTTGTACTATCAATGGTGTCCAAGTAGTCTGAAACTGCCTTAGCTAAAGTTCCTGCAGTTGAAGATATCTCTCCACCTCCAGTAATGTCACCCGTTATTATCTTTGTAACTGTATCAAAATTTGCCATTCAAATTCTCCTTAGTATTGTAAGATTGCGTAGTCGTAAGCTAGTTCCAATGATATATTGATTGGGTCATCTGTTGCCCATTCCAAGTCACCGAATGTTGCGTTAACTGGAAAAGCACCTTTCAATGTCCATTCCTCAACCTTATCACCTACAGGTCCAAGTACATTAATAGTTACATCTTTCTTATAAAAGTCTGCATATCCTGCTCTACCTGTTACTGATTCATATCCTAGTCTAACCCATTCCATTACAGATTGTGCACCTGATGGTACAACTGGATCATACATTTCTATTGTTACGTTTTCCCAATTTGCCTTCCCTTGGATCTTTCGTTTTGTATTAATGTGATCTAGTTCCTTTGCTTCAATTGCAATGTTTGGTCTATTAACCTTCTTGCAAATAAAACTTGGGATACCATCAACATATAATACAAACCTATTTGATGTTTTAGGTTGGAATGCTGTGAACATAAGTTCATTAGGGTCTATTACTTGAGCCATATTTTATCTCCTCTTAAATTATATCTATTATTCACCAAAAGTTGCACCAGTTGGTAATACGTTAAAGTCAATTACTATAAATTCTGCTGCCTTAGCCGGTTGTAAGAATATTTCACCTTTTAAGATGTTTCTGTCAATTACATCAGGTGTATTATTTGATTCATCCATTACTACTCTAAAAGCATACAAACCTTGCTTTGTCTGCACATCTGCCATATATGGATTCACAGCTGATAAGAATCTATTTCTTGTTGCTGCAGTATTATTTTCGAATACTAAGAATCTTGATGTAGATGCAATAAACTTCTTAAGTCTAATTAATAGTCTTCTAACATTTACACGGTCAAGAGCAGATGCCTTTCTTTGTAATGTTTTCTGTCCCCAAGCAGCTACACCTTGTCCAGGGAAAGTTGCAATAGGGTTAATGCCTTTTTCATATAATGTATCTCTGTCTACATGAGGTAATTTTCTCTCTGCTTGAATTGCAGAATCAAGCCCACCTCTATTTAAACCTGCAGGAGCAAACCATTCATGAGCAACTTGATCATTGAATGCAAAGACTCCGCCCATTAAAGTAGATGCTGGCACCCATATTAATTGGTTAGTTGAAGTATCATTTGTCAAACACCATGGGTAGTACATTGCACCATAAGATGAATCATAATTATCACCAATAGCTGCAGCCGTAGCTACATTTGAGTCCCATTTTACAGGGTCAAGTATTGCCATACAGTCACCTCTATCCTCACATGAAGACAGAATTTGAGCTGCCAGTGCACTGTGTTCTCCTGCAATTACACCTGGTACTAATAACATGTTAATATCATAATCATCTGCGTTACCCATTAAAAGTATTGCAGAGTATAATGCATCACATGAAGTTAGCGTAGAGTAGTCATACCCTTGAACATTTGTTGAATCAATAGTTTCATTCCAATTTGCATTGGTACTGTTTGGTCCAGCACTTCCATCACTACCTCCAGTAAATGAACCTGACCAGACCCCTCCAGTAACTACCCTAGTTGGTAGTGAACCTGTTGCAGAGTTTAACCTTACAGTCCCATCTTCTAATAAGTAGTTTGGAGTTGCAGTTGCAACACTTGAAATTCTAATATATTTAGATTTGTTTGGATATTTACCTGTAGTCTTAACATATCTTGCAGTGCCTGAGCCTGCAATAGTATGTGTTTGGTTTCCAATAACTCTTTCAATATAGTTATTAGAATTAGGATCAAGATTAACACCGTTCCAAGATTCTAAAGCAATCTTTCTCTTCTTAGAGTCATCACCTCGTCTAATAGTTAGTGTAAAGCTACCTTTTGTGTCATTCACAGAACTTACTTCTAATCTTAAGTTGTCTCTATCACCTTTTGCATTTAGCATGTGGTTTGATATTGATCCTGAACTAGTTTGTAATACTCCATGTGATAATGTTTCACATGTGAATGAAGCAGTAATGATTGCTTGATCAGCATAATTATTTGTAGCTTCTGTTGCACTTAATGATGCAGATACTGGAACCTTACACGTTGCAGCAGTATAACTACCTGACAACATTCTAACTACAGTTAGAGCACTTCCGTTCTTTAAGTATTCTTTTGCAGCAGTATTTGTTAAATACGAATAATTCTTTTTATCTGCATCAGAACTACCTGAAGTAACTATGTCTCCAAATATCTGTACATATTCACTATAATTTGACACCATTGTTGGTGCCATTGCCGGACCTTTAGCTGTTGGTCCAATAACAGCAGCACCAATCTCACCTACAGCTTGTGGTAAGAATGATAAATCTTTTTCCGAGGTAAATACACCTGGTGATACAATTTTCTCAGCCATTTATTTCTCTCCTATCTCTTGTTTTGATATAATATCCAATACGTTTATGTATTCTATTCGTTATATAAATATCAGATTAAAACTGTAAAATTACGATTTTGGTATAAACTCTCCTTTGTCCATATCAATTGTTCCTTCACCATATTTTAATCTTAATGTTTCACCAAGCTCAACTTCGTCTTTCTGTAGTATGCTTAGTTCTTCAAGTACTAATGCTTTTGAATTTTGCAGCATTGCTTTTTGAATTTCTATTCCGCCTAGCTTATCTTGTGTTACTAGATATCTTTCTCTTGTTTCTTTTAATTTTGTTAACTCGTCTGTTGTAAACTTCTTGTTCATATTTTCCCTTTATTAATTTTGTTAAAACTTATTTATATTATCTTCTTTATCTTTGCCCTATTGGGTGGTATCCGTTGTTTGAGTTTCCTGATTCAACATTCACAGTTTCAGATGCACTTACATCTAAGCCTGTAGGTGTTATTGTTTCGGAAATTTGTATTGTTGTGTGTGATATTGCATCTTCAGCTTCAGAAGCAATCTTCTTCTGTAGTATATCAGGTATTAGGAAGCCTGATAGTGTTAGTGAGAAGTTTGATGTTATCACCCTGTCTGCTCCAGACTCAATCTCTGTTGCATTCTCAAATGAGTCAATTTTACTCTTAAAGTTGTATCTCTCTTTTTGTCCCCAGTATGAACCCTCAGCATAGTTAACAGCTTCTATTATAGAGTTCATTTGTTCTATAAACTCAGTGGTCACAACAAAGTCATAACTTAGATCTACATAGTCAGGCACAACAACTCTTTTATATGTCTTCTTCTTCTTAAAGCCTTGAAGTGTGTGGAAGTTATCATATTGATTTGCCACGTTAAAGTTGTTTTCAAAGCCTTGATACAATTTAGGTGAATTTGCATCCATCTTATTTCCGAGACCTCTTTGCTTTTCAATCCCTGTTCTCTTAAACATAATTAAAGGTAGTTGTATCTTGCCTTTATTATCTCTATACACTCTACTCTTTTGAATACTAGACCATCTTTCTGGGTTTCCGTACATTATTGGCACTTGAACTCTTTGGCCTGTACTATCAGTTATTTCTGGCATTATTGCATTTTCAAAATAGTCTATTATAACACTATCAATGTCAACTAAGCCTAGCTTTATATCTAGCTTCTTAGCTATCTTCCCACTTCTTACCTGCTCACCTCTGTGACCTATGTTTGGGTTAACTCCTGCAGCCCTTTGATCTTTATTTAATTCTGAATTTGCCATATTATATATTGTCCGGTATTATGCCTGCATTTCCTATACTAGTATTCTCTAGTGATAAGCTACTTCTTCTTGCCATGTGAGTTTTACATAGTATTGAGATGCTTGAACCAAAGTCCTCACCAAGAGTTGTTGTATCAGGATTGTGGGCCATATGATATTGCTCATCATTTACTGAGTCAACTTCCCAATAAGATGCATCCCACTTAAATATATCCCCTACCTGTATTACAAGATTAATATCTTTTATTGTTTCTCTAACAAATGCAAAATTACAAGCTTGGCTAATGTCTTCACCCATTCCGTTGTCTGCCCACTCCTTGTCTTCAGGTGTGATTATACAACCTACTCTTACAGCCGTCTTATAAATCTTTCTAACAGCCTCACCATACACATTCTCTTTTGTAAGTGTATTTGATATCTTATAAATATCAATTTCTGTGCCCAGAATTCTGTCTACTAGCTCATCACTTAGCTTTCTAAATAGCTGTGTGTCTCTGTTTCCTGAAAATAGTGCCATAATTATCCTATGTATATATTAAGTGGTACCTTGTTAATAGTCTCTTGGTGGAAGTTTGCCTCATCATTCTGCCTTTCCATTGCATTTCTTCTAGATGAAGCTTCTAAGTCTTCTCTTAGTTCTGATACTAATGCTTCCTTCTCTGCCAAACCTTCACTTCTTAGTGTGTCTCCATCTAAGCTTAATGCTTCACCTGGTGAAGGTATACTTCCATACTTACTTCTTACTATACCTAATAGCTCTTTTGCAAGTGCTAGCGTATACTTTCTTATCCATTGCTTTCCTGGGTTATTTATGTGTACATACTCTATGTGGTTGTATGTTACATTTGAAAAGTCTGATATTTTCGTTGATGTTCCCGAGGAATTATCTCTATCATCTGTTTTAATATATTGGAAGTGCACCTTAAAGCTTCCAGATGGTATTGGGAATAGACGCATTCTATTATTTTGTATCTCAAATCCATAAGCAGACTTTCTTACAATATCATTAAATTCAATAGCTTGAACCCTTAGTATATCATCATACATTGGCATCATCATATGATTAATTGCAGGGCTAAATCCACTCCATCCGAATGAATTCATTTGCTGAGATGTTGCAGTTGCAGTACCAACATAAGGATCAAAGAATCTAGTCATTGCTGGGGTTGCTTCATGAAATACTTTCTTTATCTCTATTGAAGTTGTTCCAGCAGTTCCACTTTCGAGTGACATGCTGTTATCTGATGTTGCTAGGTCATAAACTTGCCTACCTCTTGATGTAGTTACAGATCCTGTATACCAAGTTACATTTCCACCAACACCAGCCTCAGAGCCATATTCCTTACTTAGTGTAATTAATCTATTTAGTCCAGTTCCATCAATGTCTTTACCTGAATAGTTTGAAGATGTTGAGTCACCTTTAAGTCCAAGTAGGTTTTCTCTTATATTAAATCTGTTAACTTGTGCATTATATTCTGTTGTTGCCTCTTCAAAGCATGCAAAGAAGCTACCAGAGTTTAATTCTATATTTACTATAGGGTACCCCATCCTCTTAGCACACCATTTAGCTGTGCTTATTGCAGAACCAGTAAATATATCATCGTGGTCATATAAACCAAATGGTGTATCATTACTTGCTGCCCATTCAGCATTTCCATCCCATATCTTTATTTGTGTTGCCATAGATTTCCCCTTTTATATAAATATAAACTCAACTTTGTTCAATAATAAATATCAGCTAAAAGTTAAAACAAAAAAAAAGAGCCCCAAATTAATGGGGCCCTTTCCTAAGAATTATTAAAGACTATTTACTAAATAGTGTTTAATCCAGTTACATTGATCTTACCGTAGAATTCTGGTCTTACAACTTTCTTAGCATACCTAGTCATTACACCTTTTCTTGGAGTAAAGTTAGTTGGATCGTATACTAGTGGAGTCATAATTAATGGAATATAAGGAGCATAAACTGCACCAGTTTCCAAGAATTGAGTACCACGGAATCCCATAATAATCTCATTAGACTGCATGTAAGGGTTTTTGTAAACTGTGAATCTGTTAGCTAAGCTACCGATTTTAGTTACACCCATTGCAAATGATTGTTGAGCGCCGTCTGTATCAACACCGAATCCTGAAATAGATTCTAACACAGTAGAAACATCTGGTCCACATACTAAGAAGTTAGCACCACCACGCATTGTTTTTGCATGAATTTTGTTACTTACTTTTTGTACTTTTGTACCTAATGTTGCAAACCATGAAGTTTGTTGATAAGCATACATTGAACCAACATCAGCAAATGCAGTTCCAGCAGCATTTAATGCCTGTCCTGCAGCTGACCATGAGTCAGTTGTATTAGCATTAGCAGATAACATACTTAAGATCTCTAAATCTATTTCCATAGAAATATATTCAGATAACATAGATGTTAATTCAGCCTCAGCATCAATTGAGTGATAAGCATTCAAGTCTTGAGCAAATTCTGGAGTCCAGATTACTTTTAACTTTCTTGTCTTAGCTATGATAGCCTCAGATCTTAATTCAACATTCACTTCAGGAATATTCAAGTCTGTTGCAGTACCTTCAGCATAAGATGTAGGATCTTTATCCTCAAAATCACCTCTTGACTGGTCGTTAGCATTCTTGATTACATATGAAGTATTGATAGAATCAAAACCAAAGTCATCAGACCATGTTGGTAGTTCAGCAGCCGTTGAACCAATAAAGGTTACAACACCAGCAGAAGTAGCAGTAGTAAATTGTGGGTATAATACAAAGTCAGATGCAGAAACTTGGAAAGCTTGAGCAGCCTGTTCATCAAGATTAGTATTTCCAGTTGTAATTACAACTTTCTTAACTCTCTTAGCAGTAACTAAGGTAGCTAATGTTGAATCAAAGCCTACATCAGCAATAGATGCAGTAGATGCAGCAGTTAAAGTTCCAGCAATACCTGTTGAAGCAGATCTGTTTGTAGAATATCCGAATCTACCAGCACCATAAAGGCCACCAGAAGGATCAGTATTTTTGGTGTCTGTAACACCCATAATTTTATCGCCAGTAGCGATGTTTCCAGATGTGGTCCCTCCAGCACCTGAGTTAGACCCATATTTAAAGTCTAAAAAGAACACTAGCCCTGAGGGTAGGTTCATTGGTTGTACACTTACAAAATCTTTTGCAGCAATTTCACCGAAAATTCTTCTTACTAGTGGTAATGCAACACCTGACCATTCTTCTTTACTACCACCTGTACCGGTAGCGTTAGCTTCTTGGATCAATTGTCTAGCTTGGTTTTCTAAAAGAATAGCAGTATTATGTTTTTCATATTCTGCTTCAATTCCTTCTAGAAGGCCAGTCTTTTCCCACTTACTTACGTAAGCTTTAGTTTCGTTGATTTGTTGCCTATAAGTATTTTGAGCGTCGTTTAGTAAGTTACTTACGTTTGACATTTTTGTCTCCTAATTTTTTATAGTAAACCTGCCAACTTTTTCATTCTAGATGAAAAGTTGTTAGATTCAACAATTACGTTTTTATTTGGTTTAGTCGAATTAACGGCTTTTGAAGCAAAACCTTCAGTTACTGTTCTTCTCTTAGTTGGTTTGTATCCAGTTAAAGATTCAGCTAAAGTAGTGTATACTAATTTAACTTCTCTTACTGAAGTAGCCCTATCGAAAGTTTCAATAATTTTCATTTTTTGTGATTCATTTAGACCGTTACTTCTAAATAGTTTGTTTGAGAATAAAAGTTTTGCATTCAACAAATTAACTTCATTGATCTTATCTTTCAAGAACTTAATAGTCTTGTAAGCTTCTTTAAGATCTTCTTCAGTTTCTTCATCTGTAGTTACTTCGTCCTCATCTTCTTCTTGAAGTGCTTTAATTACCTCTTCTAAATCTATTTCATCATCTTCAGTTTCTTCTGCGGGTTCAGCTTCAGTCTCTTCATCTTCAGTCACGGGAACTTCTTCGTCATCGTAATCTTCGTCTTCAGTTTGTACTTCTTCTTCACCTTCTGCTTCATCTTCTAATTCTTTGATAATTGATTCGAGCTCAGCGTCTGGTTCATCTTCAGTTTCATACATGTCATCATCTTCAGTTTCATGTATTTCATCATCAGTTTCTTCACCACCTTCTGATTCATCTTCACCTACTTCGTTGTATGCTTCTGCAGTTTCATCTTCTTGACCTAAGTCAGTTGAGTCATCTGCGTCCATATCAACAGTAGCTTCTGGTGTATCAGCGAGTTCTTCTTCATCATCACCGAAATCGTCAGATTCTTCAGCAATTTTTTGAGATAACATAGATTGTAGTCTTGGAGTAAAAGCTTCTTCTAAAGCTAGTTTAGCATTTGCAATGGCAGTTTCTCTAACCGCTTTGGCATCAGCTATAGCTTCTTTTAACAAGTTTTTTGACATTTTGTGTCTCCTCTTAATTTATGTTTATAGGAAGTATAGCTATTAGGAGCTATAATAGAATTTATTTTAATACGATTGCAATGTATTCAGTTTATCACATGCGTTTTTACGTATAATTGTTAATCGAATATAAATATATCCATATATACAAAAAGTATCGTTTTTCTAAAACTTTTTATGCAAAAGGATTCAATTTATTCCAATGTCTTTGAGGGACACCACAGTAGATGGCTGCGAGGCCTATATAAAGTGATGTTATGCAGAATGCCATTTCATTTAATGGGCCTGAAAATGTTATATAGCTTAGAATTGTGCCAGTGGCTGTTATATAAGCTATGTATAATGAGATAAGACCTCCCATAAGGGTTAATAAGTTTTGTGTAGAACTTTTCATATTGTATATATTTATTTATTAGCTAATTTAGATTCCTGTTTTAAAACTACCTTACATGCGTAGTC